CTTCTTTTGAAACTTTACGTGGAAATCCTAAAGATAATATACTTTTAATTTCAGAAGAAAAAACAAATCTATTATTAAAATTACAATAATAAAAAGGTTTAGCACCATTACTATCTCTTGCTATAATTAATTTTTTAGTTTTTTTATTATAACAGGCAAAGGCATACATACCATCTAATTTGTGTATAAAACTTTTACCATATTGTTCAATACCAGTAATTAATACCTCTGTGTCTGTATTTGTTTTAAATTGGTGATTAATTGTAGATTGTAATTCTTTATAGTTGTATATTTCACCATTATAAATTAAAACATAATCATTGTGAATCCAAGGTTGAGATGAGGCTTTTACCTCATCTACAATAGATAATAAATTATGTCCTAATGTAATATGTTCATCATTCCATTGGCCGTTACCATCAGGACCCCTATGATGTGCCTGTTCTATCATCTTTGCCATAGATTCTTTAGAAGGCCAAAATATACCGTGTATAGCACACATATTATTCTTTTAAATGACTCCTTAATAAATCAACGTCTGCTTTAAAATATCTATCACTTTTCTCCCAAGAATGTTTATCAAACCAAGTCCATTGTCTTGATTTCTTACCTGTGTTATCATCAGCATAAGCCCCTTTAGGGTGTTTAAACAATATATCTAAAGGTATAAAACGGCCTAATGTTTCGCCTAATTTTACCAAGTATGTGTCGCCGTATCTATGTAAAAATTGTGGAGCATAAAAGAAACCTAATAGATTAAATACGGTTCTACTCATAGCTGGAAAAGGGTGTTTACCCCTTTCATCTCTTACACCTATAAAGAATATATTATCTTTGTTGTATTGTTTAGCGGCCTCTTCCATTTTAACGTCCCAATCTTTAGTAACTATACCAACATCATCACCCATTAACATTATAATATCACCTTTACATTTGCCAGCCAATATAGTCCACATATGACCTGTAAATGTAAATCTATCGACCATATATTCTTTATGTTTTAATTGTTGAAATAAATTAATATAATCATTTTTAACTTCATCATCATCTTGTATATAAAACCATAGTTCATTTTGATTTGTTTGTGTATTACGAAAATCAATTATCATCTTTCTAACATTTTCTACACGGCCTCTTGTTGGACAAATTAATGAAATCATTTATACCTACCTACTATTTCTTTTATGGTTTCTTTTAATGTATATTTTATTTTCCAATTAAAATGTGTGTATAGTTTATCTAAATTAGAAATATACCATTGATGATCACCTATTCTATTTTGTTCTTTAATCGTGTAATTCATTTTTACTTTAGTATAATCTTCTATAATATTTACTGCTTCTAATATTGAACAACTATTATCTCGGCCTCCACCAATATTATAAACCTCACCTTTTTGAGGTAATTCATAAAAATGCCAAAAACAATTTATTAAATCATAACTATGAATATTATCTCTTACTTGTTTACCTTTATAACCATATATTGTATAGGGTATTTTTTCTACATTAGCTTTTACTAAATAATTTAAAAAACCGTGAAGTTCAGCACCAGCATGATTAGGGCCAGTTATACAACCAGCTCTAAAGATACCTGTTTTTAATCCTATATTTCTACCATACTCTTGTGCTAATAAGTCACCAGCACATTTAGAAACACCAAACAAACTATGAGTTGAGTTATCAATGGACATAGTTTCGTCTATACCATAATAATAATTATGTGAAGTGTCTATTTCATATCTTGTTTCTTTTTCTATTAAAGGTAATCTATTAGGCGTATCGCCATAAACTTTATTTGTTGATACTTGTATAAAGACGGCCTGATTTGAATATATCTTTGTAAGTTCTAATAAATTTAAAGTGCCTGTAGCATTTATATTAAAATCTGTAAGTGGTTCTTTAATAGCCCAATCGTGTGATGGTTGAGCAGCAGCGTGTATAATTAATGTTATATCTTTACCATATTGTTTAAATATCTTTTCTAAACCATTATACGATCTTATATCTATACTTTTATGTTTATATTTTTTGTATTTTAATAATTCTTTTTTAATATTTTTAGTGCTGGCTTCTTCACCAAAAAAATATTTTCTTTTGTCATTATCAATACCCACAACATCTAAGCCTTTATTAATTAAAAACTTGACCGCTTCAGAACCTACTAAACCTTGTGAACCTGTAACAAGTGCTATCATTTAGGTATATCCTTATGTTCAATATGTTGTAATCTGTGTATTAAGTTTTTATCTTCTTTTGTTTCTACAAGATATCCTTCAATTCTGTCATATCCTTTTTCTTTAGCATATAAAACTCTTTTATTTCCTATGTGTACATAGAAAGATGAATATAATTCTCCTGTTGACGTTTGATGATGTGGATTTTTAGGTAATATTCTTTTAATAACCCATTCAGGTTTACCAGTTGTTACAACTATTGGCCATAGCATACCGTGATTATCAAAACTCTTAAAATAATCAAATTGATTTGATCTATTTTTAATCCAATCTAAAGATGGTATAATTCTAATTTCGTTTAATGGTAATTCTAATACTTTAAATTTTATTTCAGATAAATGATTTTTAGCTCTTAGTATTTTCATAACCAGCCTTCGCAATATAATAGGCGTCAATTACATCTGTTACAGGATTATTAAGCGTGGGTATATCAAATGCTTTCATAAGATTTGTATTTGTATCTTTCGTAAACTGTTCATACATCTTTTGTTTGTCTGCATTACCCTTGGTTGTGGCAAACTTTTTTACAACACTTGGTACTAATACTTTATAGTCATACTCTTTTAATCTATATTTTAAAATACCACAATTTTCTGCGATTTGAAATACAGCCTGACCCTTACTACCATAAGAATAACCCTCAATAAAAATTTTAGGAGATGTATATTTTTTTATGATGTTTAATACAAAGTTAGATAGATTTTCAAATCGTTGAATAGGGTCTTTGTATTCTGTATGTTCTATACCAAGTATATTTTTCATCATATAACCTATATGTTTTTTTTTACTTGTTAAATAAAAAAATTTACATTTATCAAAAGTAAAATCACCCTTACTAACACATACCGCTGGTGAATTTAAACTATAATCAATCCCAATTATCGTCACCTGACTCACTACTTTCCTCATCTATCTCGTGGTTGCAAAATGGACACGATAATGGTTTCATATCGTATTTTTCACTATCCCACATCAATATATATTTAGTCTCACAGTGAGGACAAGTTTTTTGAGCCTTAATTAACATTACAACTTGAATTTCTTAAACTGGTCTTTCTTAACATCTTGTTGCACACCACCAATGATATAACTCTCTATCTCTGTCTCTTGTGGTGCATTTTGCATAGACTTACTATTTAACCAGTGGTCAATCCAAGGTAAGGGATTAATCTTTGTATCGTATCTAGGTTCTAAACCTATGGCCTTCATTCTTCTATTTGCGGTATACTCTACAAATTGGTGTAATAATTTTTCAGATAGACCTATCATTGAACCTTGTTTGAAAAGATATGTTGCCCACTGCTTTTCTGAATTTACTGCGTCATCATACATCTTGTAAGTTTCTTTTTCAGTATCTCTAATTATCTTTAACATAGTCTTATCGTTTTCAACCTCACGATAGTTATTAATAATTCTTTGTGATACTGCAAGGTGTTGACTCTCGTCTCTTGCGATAAACGATATAATTTTTGCTGAACCTTCTAATAGTTTTAACTCACCAAAGGCAAAACTACAAGCAAACGATACATAAAATCTTAAACCCTCTAGTATGTTTACAGTTATTAGAGCCTTCCATAATCTTTTCTTTAATTCATACTCATCTATCTTTTCTGGTGTAAGATGATACTTGTAACCAAGTTCAATTAAATCGTCATAAGTTTTTGTAATTGTATCTGCTCTTTCTTCAATCTTTTTATCTTCTATGATTGTATCAAATACATCTGAAGGGTTTGCATATAAATTTTTTATAATGTATGTGTATGAACGACTATGTATAGTTTCCATAAAGTCCCAAGTTACGATACAACCCTCTAACTCTGGTAATGAACAAAACGGTAAGAATGCCAAACACGGACCACGGCCTTGCACACTATCTAACATTGTTTGATATTTTAAATTAGATGTAAATATATTTTTTTGTTCAGGTCTTAATTCCTGATAGTCACTTCTATCTTTTTGTAAAGATACCTCTTCTGGTCTCCAAAAAAAACCAAGTTGCTGTTGTGTAAGTTTATCAAATATAGGATACTTAAATGTATCATATCGTTGAACGGCAAGGTCTTCACCAAAAAACATATTTGCTTTTGTAAAGTCTAAGCCCTTTGATTTGTTAAATACTGATCTACTCATAAATTACTCCATTATATAGTACACGACTCACAGTTTTCTGCTGAATCATTTGTTTTATTTTCTGGCACGTTATCGTTAAAACCAAGAGGATGCGCCGGTTCATCTTCGTCTTTCTTACCATCATAAGTGTTTTGATA